ACAAACACAAACACAAACACATCTAATACATCATTTATAAAAAATATTACAACTCTTAAAAAATCGCAAGACTATGAAATTAAACAGATTGAAATATTACGTTTAATGATTCTAGCACAATATCCAGAATTTAGAAATAATCTATTACCTACAACATATATTACATCAATTGCAAAAGATTTGGATTATACATCAAATTTCTATAATGCATTAAATGATATAAAACCAAAATATTGTAATGGTATTGAGTTGGTTGAACAAATAATAAGATTTTTGAAATATTATGATAAAATAAAAGAAATTATGAAAACAAATATGCAAACAAATATGCAAACAAATATGCAAACAAATATGCAAACAAATATGCCTAGAATTATTTTAGGATATAATAAAGATTATAAGAATAGAGATTTACTTATTAAACTTATTAATAAGGGTATTATAAATATTTCTAGTATAGATATGCCATTACTAGATATGCCATTGCTAGATATGGATTATAAAACAATAAACTTTATGTCAATTGAGTTTTTCCCAAATGATATAATGAAATATTTTCTAAAAATAAATATAGATAAAAATAAAATATAGACTATTTACAAACATATATCTAGATACAAAAAAAATATATATAAATCTACAAATCTACAAATCTACAAATCTAAAAACCTATAATTTTGTTAATTTTATAGTTCATACTCACATTACAATCATGATTATGATTTCTTTGATTGTATCTTTGTATCTCTAAACCACAACCATTTACACATTCTATACTCGTAAAACTACAATCATTATCGACATGATTTTGTAATAATTTTCTCAAGTAATTATCATTACAGTGAGGACAACGTGTGTAAGCACCAAAACACTCATTCTGTATATGTTCGCTGAGTGATTCGTTTGTTGTAAATAATGTTGATGTTTCACAACCGTATTGAGAATTAGGACATTTATAATGACATAAGTGTGTTTCTAGATCTTTACGTAGCATACTTGTTTTACATTTTGTGCAGTTTGTTGGATAAAACATGCATTCCTTTTCTAAATGAGATGGTAATTGAAATCTAGGAATTGATTTACTTAAACAACCATATTCCGTATTAGGACATTTTACCTCTAATAAGTCTAATCTAGCCTGTATATTAGGTGGTAATGGGTTTATAACATCGTTTCTAAATGTATCTCTACACAATGGGCACAAGAATGTATATATATTTATAGATGTGCATATGACATTATCTAATAGTTCTTTTTCAAATATATGACCACATGGTAATTGCACACCGCTATATATAGGTTCTAATGATAAAGGACATATTAATGCTTCATTTTCTTCATCTCTTATAGTATCTATGGGTTTTATATAGCAAAAACTATGAGGTTCTACATAAATATTATGTCCTATTCCACATGTAGTGCAAGGGGGGTGAGTTTGTGTTTGAGATAAGGTAGGTAATGCAGGTAATGCAGGTAATGCAGACATCTTGATTGATGTTAATGTAAATGTTAATATTGACATTGATATTTGAAAAAAATAAAATATAAAAACTCAATTTTTAACTTAATATTATTAAAAATTCCATATCTTCTGTTTGTATCTATTCAATTTTCCATATCTACTCAACTTTTCTTACTTTTTGAAATATAAAATAGCAATTCATTTTTGCCCATGTCATCATAGCTTTTGAATTTCTAATTAAATTACTTTGTTGTAAATTTTTTTTGTTTTCAGCTTCAAACATTGATAGTAAATTTCCAGGTTCTTCTAGAAATGATTTATAATCAATTAACTTTAAATTATGTGTCTTTGCACGTTCTCTAAGATATGACATACTAACTAAATTCTCAGTAAATGCTGTTTCAAATGTTTCAAAATATACACTTATTTTATTACCAACAGTAATTTTTTTATAGTTATCTTTACTACCAATTTTTTTTATAAGATAAACGGTTTTATCATCAATAACGCCTTCTAACTCATCACGAGAACCCATTTCACTTAAAACTGCATCTCCATTAAGACATGTTCCTATGAAATAGCCTTGGTCTAATAGATTTTCACTTACATTACGTAAGAAATTGTCTAAATTATCTTCATTACTCATCATATAGTGAATTGCATACATACATGATACCATGTCAAAACCATCTAGTCCAACACCCTCCATTTTTCTCAGTTTATCAGTATTGCCTTTTGCTCTTCCATATAAAACATCTATGAAATATTTATTTATATTATCGCGAACACAGTCTCCACTAGCAATATTCTTTGTTGTATTACCAACTATTAACATTGTCTTCTCTGCTAATTTTGCAATTGCAGGTATATAAGATTTATCAATAATACGTGTTGCTGCACCATCAATCTCATTGTTTATATTTGACTCATTTATATCAATACCAACAAGAGTATGAACTCCTGATGCTGTATATTTTGCTAAATCACCAAAACGCCCAACTGCTAAATCTAGAACCTTAGGTTTAACATAACCCGTAAGACCTCTAGAAATTAAATAGCTTTTAACAAAATTAGCAAATAATTTAAATGGGTTTGTTAATAATACAGTTTTAACATTGGTGCTATAATATGCTATTTTTTCAATATTGGCATCTGCATTACCAACATTACCATCTGCATTACCAACATTACCATCTGCATTGCCAACATTACCATCTGTATTGCGATCATCACCATCATCACCATGTATAATTCTATTACATAAATACTCTTTTGTAATAGGTTCATTAATTAATGACCATGTTGTAATAGCTGTAATATAGTTATTTGGTTTATTTTTATCTGCTCTAATACGTTGTGGAAACCATCTAAATTGTTCATCTTTAATACTTTTATCATATGAACATTCACATATTACACCATCTGTAATAAAGCTACCATTACTACATATTATATTATCATTTTCAAAAACTTCAAAATAGGCTTCACCCATATTATTTTGTAAATTTCCTTCATCATCATAACTACCAATAAATGGGTCAGTTGAAAAGAATTTAAAATCCTCGGGTATACTCTGTATTTTCTTTCCAGAATTCAATAGCCAAAAATTCAGCTTATTATTAGCTTGATTTCTAACTTGATTTTTAGGATTTTTATTTTGATAAACAGCTGTCATCAAATTAACTTTCAAATATTTCTTATTACTATCAAAGTATTCATATTTAAGTTTGCTAGATGATAAATCCTTGATAAATTCTATTTTAAAATCTATTGATAAATGTTCAGTAGGTTTCCATTTATAGTTGTGTTTCCATGTTCCTCCTTGAAAAGGGTTTTTAATATGTTCAATATCATCTTCATGTGTTTGAAATACTGCAAGATTATTTGGCAAAAATATCAAACCATCTGTTTTATAAGGAAACATATGCCCAACTTCCAAATAACCCCCATATTTAACATTCATTTTATTTAATATTATATTGCAATTCTCAGTTATCAATGGTTTATCACCGGCTCTTATTTTTTCATATAAATCTGGTGAGTTGCTAGGTAAATATGTTTTTTTATCTATTATAAATGGCATTTTCTTATTTGATTGTGTTATATTTGTACCGCTATTAAAATATTTAATTACTTCATTAATACAGTAATAACGACCATTTACATTGCCTTTTTGTTTATTGTAAAGGAATGGTTTAATCATAATATTTTCACCTTTATAAATATATGCATCAAATATGTAATAGTTGTTTAGCATTTTATCATCTTCACTACGTGTAATATGTTCGCCATCTAACACGCTATTTGCAAGATATGGTAAATTAATACCGTATGATTTAATATTACCTTCTCTATCTATACCATATGCATTTCCAGTTTCATCTATAAATAATAATGTTCTATCTCCATCTGTTTTATCAGTCACTAGATAATTTATATGAATATTGGTGTTTGTTTTACTATCTGGCATAGCTTTTGGGTCTATTTGAAGTGCGTTATTATGAGATAAATCAATAACCATTGGACCAAAGAAAATGCGATTTCTATTGTTTTTAAGGCGTTCTACAACGCGATGCTTTAATTCAGCAAGCAAACGTGTTCCACCCTTTTGTAGGTGTTTTTCCTTTTGCTGTTTCTCTTTCTCTTCATTATCTTCATTACCTTGTTTTTCATTATGTTCGCCATCATCCTCATCATCCTCATCATTCTCACTAGAATCTTTATTTCCGCCTCCATTACCGCCTCCATTACCGCCTCCATATTGATTATTATTACTATCACTACTATAATTACTATCATAAATAACTTTTTTACCTCCAATTTGAGGTTCATTATCATCATTATCATTATAATGCAATTCATTATCTAAATCCATTGTTGCTTTTGTATCATCATTATTTTCATCCATATCATCTCCTCCACCACTACTTCCACCACCTTTACCGTGATATATTTTAGGTTCTATACCATGTTTAGGTTCTCTACCATGTTTAGGTTCTCTACTATGTTTTTCTTTTCTATCATTATGTTGCATATTTGGCAACATTTTATCAGTAATGCTATTTTCAATAACTTTAATAAGATTATTTTGTATCAAATACTTTTCCTCATTACTAATAATAAATATAGAACCTTGAATACATTGTAGTAAACTTCCAATGTGTTTAAAGAAATTAACAAACTCGCCTTGTAAAAACACCTTTTTATCTTCAATAGTTTTGAATTTAGGTTTGGCGAATTTCTTATTTTTAATATATTCTACTTCAGCCTCATAACTTGGGCTATTTGTAAATACTCCACTATCTTTAATATTTTTGAAATTGGATTCACTATTATATACTTTGACTTTTTCATTTGGCAATCTTTCAACTGTTTTCCACCATGTTGAAAAGGGTGTTTTTACATCATCAGGTTTTATAACTGATCTATATAACTTACCATCATGAACTTCTTTAACAGTTATAAAACGAGTGCTATCTTGGATACCTCCACTACTTTTTACAATACTAACATCTATTTGAAAATCATGTGTTTTCTTCTCAAAAGCGAATGTTTTCTTATATCGATAATGTTTAGTTTCTGTTGATAAATCGCGTATTAAATCACTTATTTTCGATTCATCATTATTAAAATTGGTTTCTTGTTTCAAATTAAATTTAATATTATAATTATTTATTTTATATGATGAGTTTTTGATATTTTCTTTCATATTTTCTTTCATATTTGCTTTCATATTTGCTTTTACTTTTTCCTCAAAATCCACATTATTTTTAATTAAATTTAGATTTTCATTATTACAATATGAATTAATTGGTCCATTACCTTTAATTATAATACGAACATCGCGATGTTTCACACTTTCTGGTAATGTTATCACCAGACGAACAATTTCACTTGCTTCGAAATCGGGATTATTCTTAAAACGTTTTGTAATTGCAATGAAATCAGTATGTTTGATATTAAAGATATTTGGATTGCGTTTATTTGGCATATCTGGATTATTTATAATACATTCTAATTCGAGTTCGGGGTTTTGTATTGCATTATCTATTGCTTCTAGTATATTTTCTTTTTCATTTTTACTACTATCAAGACGCATCATTTTAGTGTCTAGATAGTATTATACAGTTTTACTATTATTACTATTATTTAATATATAATTTGTTTTCAATTATGACTAATTTGTTTTTAATTATGACTAATATAATATATACTATTTAGTATATTTTTAAATCAATTTTTATATAAATAGAATATAGTTATATTTAATTATAATTATAAATATAAATAGACATATAATGTCATCATCTAAAAAAAGAAGTATTAATAATAGAAATGGTAATGGAAATGAAAATGTTTCTATTACAATACCTTCTCAACCTAAAAGAGTAAAAATACAATCAAGTCCAAGCTTTTTAGAAATAACATTTACGCAACTTTTATTAAGTAAATTAGATACTGTTAAAATTAATTATAGAGATATTGAATTAGATTATAGATTAGGTAAACATCTTTTACAAAATAGATATTTATTAGAATTTAAAAATAAAGAAAATAAAACTTGTTTTGAATTAGAATATGATTATGATTATATAAATGAAAAATTTAGTAGTGCATCATTAAATGATTATTTTTATTCTAATTCTATTAATATGTCAAACTGTATTAAACCTGATATATATAACTTATTAACATCAACAGAATGGAATGATTATTTTATGAGCTTATTTGATTGTATAAATATAGAACTTGGAATTACAAGGTTTACTTTGCAAGATTCATCATCTTTGTATTTAGCAAATTGTAGATTTCCATTAGGATTATTAAAAATATTGCAAACTGGCTATGGTTTTTATAATAGATATGGTTTTTATTTTCTAGATACAGACATTAAACAAACCAATACAATACTAAAACAAATACATGATATGAGTAATTTATATATAGATAAGTTTTTTAATATGATCAATAATAACGATAACGATAATGATAATGATAATAATGATAATGATAATAATGATAATATTGATATTAATAATATGAATGATAATAAATATATAGAAAGTTTTTTATTAAAATATAGTATTGATAAAAAAGATAAAGTATCATTTTTAATTAAAATTATATTAAAATTATGCAATAATTATATTAAATATAGTAAAAGTAAAAAAAATCTTAATAGAACAATGAATAATAGAACAATGAATAATAGAACAATGAATAATAGAACAATAAATAATACAAACCATAATAAAAATAATCATTTAAGACATAATACTTTAATAAAAAGTATAGAAAATAATAAATTACCACCACATAATTTTTCTTATCTTCGTGAAACAACAAAATCTAATATAAATAGAGTAATTAAAATAATAGAAGATATAATTAAACAAAAATTTAGTAGTTTATTATCTCAAAATAAAAAAGGTAAAGGAAAAGGAAAAGGTAAAGGAAAAGGTAAATCTAATAAAACTACTAAAAGTAAAAAAAATAATATATTAAATTTTATAAAAACTTATAACCATGAGTCAATTGATTTAAATGATTTATTTGATTCATTTTCAAATACAATAAGTAGTTTTAATGATAATTATAATAAAAGTGAAACTATACCAGAAATTATTATAATTGAACCTTATATAAAACCTAATTTAGTTATTAGTGAAAATGAAGATCAAAATTTTATACCAGTTATAACTATTAAATGAATATTGCATAAATATTAGAAACCCAAATTCTAAAAACTAAACCCTTTACTTTCACTAACGCTATTAGAATTTATAATTTGGCTAATTGTATTTAAATTCAAATATGTATCAGGTAAATTATAAACAGTATTTAGTTCAGGTATTTCATCATTATATTCATTACTTGCACGAAATAAATCAATATTCGTTGCACCCCAACAGTAGCACTTTTTATTCATATCATTTGTAGCATTCCATAATATACCATTTGATAACTTTGTTTGTTGTAATATATTGATAGGTAAGCATCTAGTATATGATAATTCAGGTGGATTTGTACCCATAATTACAATATCTCCCATTGCAATAGTTCCTACTGGTGCATTTGGATGCCATACTGTAATTATATTTCCATCTTCATTAATATCTGATGACCATATCAATCTATAACTTATTGGCAATATTGTGCTAGATGTTAATATTCTTAATGATTTCTTAGTTTTTAATAATGTTGTAATAGTTGTATTAAAATCAATAATTGGTGTATCACTAATATGTATGTATTGACCTAATGCATTATATTTATCTGCTAGATTTCTATGATGAAATATAGATAAATATTTATCATTCGATAGTTTATGGTTCAATATTGGAGATTGAATAAGACTTAAACTATCATCCATTATAAAATTTATATCACTTATTAATGATTTATTTATATTTTGATTCTGTTTTTCTATATTTGAATCTAAAGCTATTTTAGTATATGCTGCATCTATTATATATTGTTTTTCAGCTGGTGTTTTTGATTCAAGGTCAGTATAATCAATATCATAAAATTTTTCTAATGGTTTATCTTGATTATACAAATAAATAATTAATACAATCATTGTAAGACATAATAATAATGCAAGGATCGTGTTTGATTCCATTGTTATGTTATTTTCAGTAATAGGCTATTTTATATTTATATGATATATATTTATTACTATTTATAATTTTAAAATCAATATGTATCTAGAACTATAAAAATAATTTTATAAAACTATAAAACAATAAAACATGAAACAATAAAATTATCCTTAAATAAATGAGTTAGTTTTTTAGTTTTTCTTTTTTAATAAACAAATGGTATATAAGATGGTCTATCTAAATCATATATTTCTACTTTGAAACGCCCATTATAACTAGGAATTGATATCATATCACCATTCATTAATTCCTTACAACCTATATCTGCACTACATTTGCGTCCATCGATTGAAAGAGGTAGTTTAAAATTTTGAAACTTGTCGCTAGATGTATAATAATTCCAGTTTCTAGAACCATTAAATGTAGGTTTACCATACAATGGTAATATATTAGAATCAGTATTATTACCTGGTTGCTTGTCAGGGTGTTCAATATTTTCTTTATAAAGGATACCAATTTGTTGATAAGCTTGTGTTGGTCCTCTTGATGGTATATTAATAGGAGTCCCATAAGTATTTACATATGAGCGTTCTGGTGGCAATATAGGATTAATTATGCGTTCCATATTCTTTTCAGCTTCGTATTGAGAATAAGACATTCTGTTTACATTGGGGCGTTCTGGATAATCATCGCGAATATTAACATTTATATCATATTTAATACGATTTGATACTTGTGTACCAGTTCCTTCATTAGGACTTCGTTCTGGGTCATTGGGTTCAAAAGACATTGGGTTTAGACCATTAATTGTTATTTCTTGTAAATTATTATTATTGTGTTTGCTTTTATTTCTATTTGTTTCTTCTTCTATAACAGCACCAATTTTAAGTCCACGAGGAAAATGATGACTATTATTTGACATGATAAGAATGCATATTACAATAATTGCACCTAGGGCTATAAGTGAAAGTGCAGTTGCCCAAGTTATGCATCCAGACATAAAACTGAATTTATTAGGTGGGCATGTTTTGCCTCCACGTGATGAGGATGAGGATGAGGATGAAGATGATGATACAGAAACTCCACGTGCCATTTGTGATATGATATTTTGTATTTATATTTCTAGTATTTATGTTTCAAGTATTTATATTTCTAGTATTTATCTACTATGTATTCATATTTTTTTGTTTCTAGAATATAATAGTAAAGTTATTTAAAATATATCTAGATACTTATTTATAATCTAATAAAACTCTATAAAGTAAAAGTAAAACTAATAAAATGGATACCAATCAATCTTTGTGGTATTTTTCAAAATGGCAAATTGTTGCAATGTATTTGCGTTTTGCAGCACGTATTATTCTAATGGCATCTGCTCTTTGCTTTGCAGGTCATTTAGGAGGATATAATCCCACTAGTTATATAGTTAAATATAAAGGACTCAGTTTAATTATAATAATTGCAGTTGTTGCAACTATATTATATTATTTGTTTGACCGTAATTTCTATTTGCCTTTCTTAGGTTGGGCTGTTTATCCTTGTGGTTCTCTTGCAGAAAAAGTGCCACTAAATGCAGACACTAGTGTTTCTATTAAAGTATCGCCTGGTGTTAATGTAATATATTGGGCAAGTGAACCCTCAAAGCCAGAAATGCAGCCTATTAGCGACCCTTGGGTAGCATATGCAAATTATGATAATTCTGGTGTAGTGAGAGCAGATGCTAATGGTAATGCTGTTTTACGTATTAGGTCTCCTAGTTCTTATAAAGTAGGTATGTTTAATACTACCTTGAAAACTCATGTTCATTATAGAATTTGCAAACATCCTGGAATGTTGTCTGATATTAAAACTGTGCACATTTAATATGTTTAATAGTCTAATATATTTATATTTATAACTTGTGTTATTATTTTTATAACATTTTAACCAATTTCATCCATTTTATTGAAAAAATTGATTTTAAATTTTTTATTTAACATTAAATATTTATAATATTTATGATATTATTTCAAAACATTCATTGAAAACTATTAATAATTACACCAACCAATTACAATCATGTCTCCAAGTAAAAATAGTAATAGAAATAGTAATAGAAAACGTAGTAGTAATCGTAATAGTAAACGTAGACAAAATCGTAAACGTAGACAAAATCGTAAATGTGGTAAAAATGAAAATATACCTACACCTACACCTATACCTATACCTACACCTAGAACTATTAAGGTTTCTACTAAGGTAGATTTGATTGGTAGTGGACAAGATTATATATATTCAATTAAATTACCAGATAGAACCTGCATTGTTGCAGCTGATGGTCATGGAAAAGACAAAGTTATAGAATGTATTAGAACGATGGACTGGGATAGTATATTTCAATTAAATATAACACAAATCAATAGTAGAATATATACCGAAATTTCCAATTTAAGACTTACAAATGGTTCTGGTTCAACATTAACAATCGTATTAGTATTTGATACTCATGTTGATTTATTATGGACTGGTGATTCATCTGCGAAAATATATGAGAATGGTATTGAGGTCTGCAAAACCAATGACCATGATGCTTGGAATAGAAAAGAGATTAACAGAATTGAAAAAAACAATATAAAAAGTTATCCATGTAATAAGCTTATAGTTGTTGACCCATATACAATAGCCGTAATACCTGGTGCTCGATATTTCAAATATCCATCTTATAGTATTGACAATAGTAAATATTCTGTATTACCAAGTTATATAAGTTCAGAACAATTCAATATGACGCAATGTTTAGGTCATAATCTACAATTACATCCAAAAACTAATGGTTCGTGTTTATCACATAAAAGATATAATTTTCAAGTAAATCCATTGACAGATGAACTATATAATTATCAACGTAGAGTTATTTTAGGTAGTGATGGTTTTTGGGATATGACGTG